CGTGGTGGCCGAGTCGGTGACAGTCACGGCGCCGGTCGACGTGTTCGTGGCCGTCGTCAACACCGACGCCCCGTCATGGGTCAGCGTCGGCGCATAGGCGCCGCTCTGGTCCGCGACGTTGCCGAGGGTGCTGGAGATGGTTGGGTCGGTGCAGGGGCCGCCGCCAGCCTGCGGCCCCCCACCGGACAGGTACAGACTCACGCCACACCACGCGCGTCAAGATGGGTAGCAGTCGGGCCGCCCGTCGAGAGCTTGACGTAGAAGGTGCGAGACTCGGGCGCGGCGCTCCCCTTGTTCCACACCTCGAAAAGGGCCGCCGCGGGGGCACTGGCCCACGTCGCATCGTCGAAGGAGTACAGCAGATCCGCCACTGCGTCGACGATGTAGACCGCGCGCGCGTAGGCAGGGACGGACACCGACTGCGATGTGGTGGTGATGCTGATAGCGGTCAAGCTGGGGAGCGTGCCGCCGATGTCGATGTCTGCCACTGTTCACCCTGGGTCGATGGTGTGGGGCGGCCCTGGACTCAGGCCCAGGTCAGCGCGTCGGTGAGGTACGTTCCAGCGAACGTGGTCAGCTCGAAGGAGTCACCGGCCAGGGTGCTCCCGGCTTGGACGTAGACAGACGAGCCGACGGGCAGATCTGCCGCGGAGTTGCTGTCGGGCGCGGGGGTCAGGACGTAGGGGTCCCCTGCTGCGCCCGGGTCCGTGACCAAATAGATCAGGTTGTGTTCCCCGCTGGCCGCGTTCTTGACCAGCACCCGATCTCCCGCGGCGGTGGCCACGCTGTCGACGGAGAGGGCCCCGTTGGCGTCTGCGGTGAGGACCCCGGCAGAGTCGGCGGTGTAGGCCGGCAGGGCCGCCGCGGTGGCCAGACGGACGGGCGCGTGCACGCCGACGCGGGCCAGCTTGCCCGGGATCGGCGAGAGAAGCAGCCACCCGCTTTGAGTGCCGTCGGTCTGCGTCTCGACGTTGCCCACATCGATCACCTGGCCAGCCTCGACAGGGATCGCGCTCGTCGTGGTGGTGAGCGCGCCAGACGTAAGGGTGCCACTGCCGTCCTCGATCCCGGCGGCGCAGATGACGGAGCACCCGGCGCCCAACGCCTTGATCCGGGCCATCACGCTCCCGCCAGGAGCGGGCAGGGTGGCCTGGACACCGGCGGCCAACATCACGATGGTCTCACCGTCCATCTCGGACGGGTTGAGAGTGCGGTCATTCGGGATCAGGACTGAGCGCATGCTGGAGCTCCAGGCGGGCAAAACCGCGGGTAGTGGGGTCGCTACTCTCGGCCTCGGAGAGGAGATGCCGGAACCGGCGGGCCTGTAGTAGCAGGTGGATCGACTCAGAGGGGATGGAGTAGACGTGTGCAGGGTCGCCAGTGGCCGCCCATCCCTCGCAGATCAGGACTGCGAGGGCACCGGAGGGTCCGCCGTCACAGTAGCCCAGGCGGCGGCCTCCTGGGTGCTCTGCTGCGCGTTGATCATCTCCCACGCGGCGCGCACATCGGCGGCGGTGATGTCCACGCCGTCCTCTGCGAGCGACTCAGCGTAGCCCCGCGCCCATTCGGACAGCTCCGCGACGCGAGACGGCGCGATGGGGCACGGCAGGTCCGCCCCGCGGGCGACCGCGACGGAGATGGCGCAGAACGCCATGGGGTCGGAGTCCGACAGGGACTGCAGGAGATCGAGGCCGACAAGGCCAACACGGGTGGTCATGGGTCAGGGTCCTGGTGGGGTGGGGTCAGGGAGTGGTGCCGTACTCGGTCTCGTGGGACGTGGTGCTCCGCACTGTGAGCTGGTGGGCGTTGGGGCGCCCCTGGGCCTTGGTCACCTCCGTAACGAGGCAGTCTGCCAACTTCTCGTAAGGCACACCGCTACCGGTGCCCTCCGGGTACCAGATCACATGCAGGGTGATCTTGCCGTCGTCGCGCGTGGTGGTGCTGGCCCAGGATGCCGCGGTAATCGCCGCCGAGGCCTCGCCGTTCCAGAACTTTTGCAGCGAGTAGAAGTTCTCGCCGTCTCCGTAGTCCTTGACGAAACCGGAAACGGTGCCAGAGGCCAGGTCTTGATCGGCCATCCGGGCGCCGGTCCCGTCCGTCATCACCTCGCCGTGATCCAGGTAGACCTCTGCCGGATTGCTGCTTGCCGTCGAGAAGTCGCCGACACCAACGATCGTCATGGTGCGGGTGCCGTCTGTGATCTGCACTCGACCGTCGGTCAGATTGCGAACGAGTCCCATGGGTCAGCCTCCTGGGGTGGGCTCAGTCTGGGCCCACACGCGCACGGTGTAGTCGGCCCCGTCGTCGCCATTGTAGCGCACGGATTCCACCTGCGCCACGGCGTCGACCGCCATGGCGCTATCAATGACGCGCACCAGATCTCCAGGGCGCGCCTCTGTCGTCGACAGGGCCGCTCGGAGGGTGCTGGTAGTCTGCGGCCTGCACCGCGCCTGCACTGCGTAGTCCGCCACTCTGTGTGCGCTGTCCGGCCGCACGATTAGCGGCGCCTCGATGGACTCGACCGGCGCACCGGCCCAGGAGATAGCGGAGAGGGAGGCCGCGGCGCGGTGGAGCCAGTAGTGCCGCCCCGTGGTCGCTGGGTCATCCTGTGGCCCAGGGCGGGCCACCAGACTCCACCGGCGGCGCATCGTACCGGTCTGGGCGTCCTGGGCATAGGACAGATCCAACCGGGAGAGGGGCTGCAGAGGGGCCGCCAGCCACGGGCCCAGGCGGGTGCAGTTGCGCCCCACCTCGAGCACCGCGGAGGCGTGCCCATCGTCCAGGGCCGGTGCCCAGGGCCAGACATACAGGCCGCCGGGGCCATGAGCCACCGACACCGGCAGGAGGGGTAGCACCTGCGACTGCAGCCAATCCCAGGGGCGGACCTGCGACGAGATCGTAGTCGCCAGCCGAATCCCGGCCAGGCATGAGAGGCGCGGCATAGCCAGACGGTCGACCCGGACCGTCGACCGCTCCAGGGCCCACCGGATCACATGATCGGCGCGCTCCAGGCGCCCAGGGCCGTAGGGGTCAAGGATGCCGCCCCCATCGGCCTCGACGTACCGGACCCAGACGGCGCTATCCTGCTCCGGCATTGCGCTGGTGCTCGTCGGGTAGACCACTGCGACCGAGCGGCTCTGGATGTCGTGCGCGAGTTCGACCGGCAACCGGGCAGACCATGGGCCCCCGTTTACGGCATCTCGAGGGCCGCCGACCCGCACATAGGTCGCGTCAATCGGCCACGGGCCCACCAGGATCGCCCGGTCCGACGGAAACGACGCACCGGCGTTCGTTTCGGCCACGAGAGCAGGGCCGCCGGGGATGCTGGTGATCGCGTTGATCCCGATCGCAGAGACAGGCACTCCTGCGCCGGGGAGACCGATGGGCACCGGATAGGGGGCCCCCTCTGCCGCGTCGTCGCGTCCGATGGCTACCGCGTTGTAGGCCGCCGCCCCGTCGGAGGCCCTCCCCGCGACCGTCCGGGGCCAGGTCGCCGCCGACACGCGCGCCGCCGGTGGTAGCAGATCTCCCCGGTCGTCTGCGGTGTCCTCGACGATCGCCGCGGCCCACCACTCCGCCTCCGCCGCCAGCTCATCGAGACGGCCTCGGGCGATGACCTCACGGTCTGCCGCGTCGGTGGCATCCGGCCGGATGCGCGCGAGCTCAGCGTAGCCGGCCACCTGGAGACCGCCAGCCTGCAGCACTGTCACCCGGACTGAGCGGGGGGCGGTATCTCCAGAGAGCCAGGACAGAGCGTCCTGCATCGCATCGCCGTCGACGACCAGCCCCGGCAGATACCGCAGGGTCTCCCCGGTCTCCCGGTCGCTCAGCAGTACAGCAGGGCCGTCGGTGACATGGACCTCACCGGTCGGGCTCCAGACGCGGAGCAGGAGGCGCATCACACCACCTCGCGGATCTGCATCGTCGCGCGCTGCACTGGGTCTCTCGCCAGCCGGCCCGACACGTCCTCTACCGTCGGGTCCCTGGAGATCTCTGCGTAGACGCAGACCTCACGCCCCACCGCTACCACCGTCTCAGCCGCTACCGCGGCCGGGTCGTAGTCGAGGCGCGGGAGATACACCACCTGGCCATCGAGGGCCCCGTGGTCGGCTGTGAGCGTCTCGATAGGCGACAAGTCCCCCCGCATGGCCGCCGGGACTCCACCTGCCTGCAGATAGCTGGGATCGTCCCCCCAGCTCTCAGGGACTCCCTCGCGCCAGCCCAGATCGATCACCCGCCGAACCGGTGCGAGGGTGCGGCCTGCCACCGCTCCAGGCGACTCCACCACATCCCTGCTGGTCTGGTAGAGCACCGACCGGCCCCGGCTTGGATCGTTGCCCCACAGGACCGCCCGGCCTATCAGCACGCGGCCCACACGGAAGCGGCCATTGACGGTGCTTTGGACCGGGATTCTCCAGCCCCACCACTGGTAGCCGGTCAGCATGCCCAGGCGCACCGCGGCGCCCTGGGTGCGCCAGAGATCAAGGGTCCCGCTCGCAGGCTCCGTGCCGTCGATCCCGTCAAGCTGGAGCGTCACCCCGATCGATCCAGCACGCCAGACGCCAGAGGAGGCCCGGCGGACGCGTCGCAGCTTGCCCGATCCAAGGTCCACCGTCGCGCCCACCAGATCTTGCGCGCGCAGGTAGGACGCGACGCCAGCACCAGAGACGCGCAGCGTGTCCCCAGAGCGGGTGTAGCCGAGGGCGGTGGTGCCGCTGGCGAGGTCGAGCTGGCAGATCTGGACCACACCCGCGCCAGCATCGCCGACCAGATCGATCGTCCTGACATTGGAGTCAATCGCCACGATCCCCACCGCGGTCCCGCCAGGGTGATGCAGCGCCCCGGGCTCAGGCTCATACAGGACGACCTGCGCCGCACCGGCGCCGGTGCTCGAGTAGGCATCAGATGGGGAGCGGGTCAGAATCGAGGCCGCACCAGCCCGGTAGCGGGGGGCGATCTGCCACCGGTCCCCGCGTCGCCCAGGGCCGCCGCGCCCCTGCAGGTACAGCCCACCGCCGACCCAGAGGCGCCCAGGGGCAGAGGGCAACCATGCTCCAGGGAGAGTGTAGGGGGCATCAGACAGGGCCACGCCAGCAGCCAGGCTATCCGTGGTCCCAGTGTGCGCCCCGAAGCCGGCAGGGGTCGACACACCTGCGCGGTACCACGTCGAGGAGCCGATAGTCCCGAGATTCCCCCACGCGACAGAGGAGGCCGCCGCGGCGCCCGATGTGCGGCGAGAGACCGGCCCAGTAGCCAGCAGGGTCCAGAACGCCGACCCGTGCTCCCGGGCATAAAGGGCCGCCTCATTGTCGGTTCCGTTGCGGTAGCGGATCGAGACGCGGAAGGTGCTGCGCTCCGTCGTGTCCCAGGTCGCGGCGGTGCCGATGGCCGCCCCCGCGTTGACATCCCACAGCTGCACCTGCGCCAGCTCAAGGCGCACATCAACGCGGATGTCTTGCGACCCGTTGGAGCAGACGAGAGAAGCGCCGACATGGGTGGCCGGGAATCCGCTACTGGTGGTGCTCGTCTTGCACTCCCAGTCCAGCGACACCCCCACCTCTGGCGAGATGCTACCGAGGCCGATGGAATACGAACCGGTCCCGGCGGTGATCGCCATGCTGTAGTCACCCGAAGGGGTGACAGTCCCGGCGGTGCCCGTGAGCGTCCACCCGTGCACCGTCGGCAGGCACACCGCGTGCCACGTCTCATCCCATCCCCGGAGCTCCCCCGGATGCCCTGGGCCCACCCGCGGCTGCGGGAGCATGGTCCAGCCGCCAGACTGGAGCAGGGCCATGTTCTGGGCCGGTCGTGTGAGGCCGGACCCGGAGAGGAGCCACAGCACACCAGCGCCGCAAGGGACCGCCAGCAGCCGCGACCATGAAAGCCCGGCGGTCGTAGTCAGGGAGGTGTCGAGGAGCACCCATGTCTGGCCGAGATCGACCGACCGAGCAAGCCGGACCGCCTCCGCGTCCTCCCATGCGGCCCACAGCATCCCGCTCGACTCTGCCCACCCGATGCAATCCGTCGTGGAGAGGGCGATCCCGCCGCTCACCTGCGTAGCCGTCACCTCGCGAAGAGGCTCCCAGGGGGAGGAGACGGAGCGGACCTGCGGCGTGCTGGTAGTGATCCCAGAGTTGTAGAGATGGTGCAGCACATGGAAGGTCCCAGCCAGGTCCACCACGATCGTCGGACGCCCCACGCGCTCAGTGCTGGCCCCGTCGTTCCAGTCCTGGACCAGACGGAAAGATGCCCCAACGTCGTCGCTCGCGTATTGGACCCACCCGTGCCACGCGGCCTGCTGCTCATCCGTCCACGTCACAGCCACCAGGAGCAAGATCTGGTCTCCAGACTGCGCCATCTCGATGCAGTCGTAGTCTGCCCCCGCGGGCAACGGCACGTCGTAGCCCTGGAGGGTCGACGCGATCCAGGTGGCCCCGTCGTCGTCGCTGTAGTGGATCGCCAGATCTGCGTCTGCCGCCGCGGCTGGCCCCTCGACAAGGACCGCCACCAGGAGTCGACCACTCGGTAGCCGCTCCACGCACACCGGGGAACCGGTGGTGATGGCCGCCGCGGTCGGCATGGCCCCGTCTGCGTCCATCGCCCGGGTGTGGTCTGCCACTACCACCGCCGCCGCGGACCAGTCTGCCGTGCTGGGGTCGAAGATGCGGCAGGAGATGATCCCGGAGTTGTGCCACACCAGGAGGGCCCGCCCATCACTGAGGCGCACCCCGTCGACGTTCCGGACGCCGTCCAGCCCCTTATCAAGCTCCGCCGTTGCGAGGCCCTCGAGGACGTTGGGCGTGGACCAACCGCGCCAGATCTGCCCCTCGGCGTCCTCGTCTCGCACCTGCGTCGCGATCTCGCACCCGTCGCCAGGCATGCCCGCACGCACCACCGCCGCCTCGACGGTGTTGTCATCCTGGGCACCCATCGCCAGTAGTCGCAGGGTAGGGCCCAGATCTCCGGCGGTGGTGCTCGTCACCCCGATCTGGCCCGTCTGGTACACAGCGACACCTGGGAGCGGCCCCCGCTGCGTCAGAAACGTCGACCCGTGCGAGGCGTCGCGCGTCGCTTCGGAGATCAGCGGGTCAGGGAGCAGGACCGCCTGGAGCGCGCGGGTGCTCTGGTGCTCATAGGCGGGCATAGGGGCTCCTGCGTCCGGTGGTGTCGCGGCCTACTCCGGAGCGGGCCACCGCCCTTGACGTAGCGCGCGAGATCCCAAGTTGCACCGGCCCGTCTCGCACGTCGATCGTCACCACCGCAGGCTGCGCAGGAGCGGCCGGGGATGCCCCCACCTGCGCCCGTAGGCCCTCCATTGACCGGGCCGCGGCCACGATGTCGCCACCAGCGAAGCGCGCGGTCATGCTGCCGTCGCTGACGCGCACGGGGCCGGGAGTGTCGCCGAATGTTCGTGTCTTGGCTGCGCCGCCGGTCGCGATCTCTCGGAACATATCCCCAAAGAGGCGCCGGACGCGCCGCCATATACGCTCCAGCGCGTCGACCCAGGCTAACGCCAGGCCCTTAGCCATCTCTGGGATCGATGCGATGATCCCAGCCACGATCTCAGGACCGGCCAGAGCGAGAGAGGCTACAATCTCCGGGATCGCTTGCACCAAAGCGGAGACGAAAGGGCCTATCCCTTTGGCGATCCCGTCAATGAAACTGACAGCCATCTCTGCCACAGCCTCACCACCCTTGGCACCCTTGGCGATCTCGTCGAGGAATGGCGCGGCCATTGCGGCGGCCCCACCCACTGCTGAGGCAATGGCCGCGGCACTATCGGCGGCCTCCTCCGCTTGGTCTGGACCGAACGGTTGCCCGGCCATCTCGGCGGCTTCTTTCGCCCTTCCAAGCATTCTTTCAGCCATCCGATCCGCGTCGAATAGCCCCCCGACAAGCCCGGCCAGCGGGCCCGCCCCTCCCGTCAATGAGTCGACTGCACCACCGATCTTTCGCATGCTGGCCGCGATTGAATCCCCGGCCTCGGATGTGGCCACCTCTGCCGCGTCGATCTCCGCGATCCAGGCCTCCGCGGCCTCGACCGCTATGGCCGTCTCCACCCTGCCGATGTCCTCGGCCAGCGCGCGGGATGCCGCCCCGGACTGCGCCGCTGCGTATTCCAGTTGGTCGAGGAGCAGGACAAGCTGTGTCCCGCGGTCCATCGCCGCCTGCGGTACCAGATTCTCCACGGCAGACCCAAGATCCCGCCAGCCTGCGATCTGCGACGCCGACGGGCCCGCGGCGGCCTGGGCCATGATCTCCCGCTCGGCGTCCAGCCTCTGCGCCGCGTCGACCAGGAACAGGACCGCCTGCGCCTCCCGCTCAAATGCGGCCGCCGCTCGGTCTGCGGCCTTCTCGGCCTCTCTGGCGGCCTCTCTGGCGGCCCGGGTGCTCGCCTTGCTGGCCGACTGCCGCGCCTTGCTGGCCGCCAGTGCGGAGTCTTTCGCGTCCTCCTCTGCGCTGATCTCGTTGTAGGTCGCGTTCACACGCTCCACGCTGGCGGCCACTTCGTCTTTGACCTGCTGCAGACGCTGGCGCGCTACGGGAAGCTCTTTCTGGATCACGGCGAGCCGTGCGAAAGCCGCTTCTGCCTCGCTGTAGCTGAGCTCCCCGGACGCGATCCGCGCCTCGATCGCCTGCCGCTGCACCTCGAGGCGGGCACCGATGGCGGCGGCCTCGAGGAGCACAGCGCGCGCGCTCTCCCTCGTCGACTCGACCGCGCGCATCTGCGCAACGTCCAGCGAATCCAGGGCGCCGGTCTCCAGGTAGAGCGCCTCCGTCGCGGTGGCTACGACCTGCGCCATCGACTGCACTGCATCCGTGTAGCCGGTGATGGCGCCGACGTTTAGCGCGCGCTCCGTCGACTCCAGGGCGGCGCGGAAGGCCTCGGACTCCAGGCGGTCCTGCTGGATCGCTCCAGCGAGCGCAGAGGCCGCCGCCACACCAGCCGCGACAGCGATCCCCCAAGGTCCGGAGAGGACGCCGATCAAACCGCGCGCGGCCTTTGCAAGCAGGCCCATGTTCACCTGCACAACCTGGAGACCCTGCTGTGCGAATACCTGCGCCGCGGGGGCACCGGCGGACAACTGGGACACCACATCGGGCAACTGCTGGGCCACCGACTGGGCAGCGAAACCAAGTTCCCGGCCACTCACCGCGGCGCGGCCTTGGGCGTCCGCCAGAGCGTCGAATCCCGCCGCGGCGCCTGCCACCGGGCGTGCTGCCGCGGCGGTGTCCGCCGTTGCGGCTGCAATCCGCTTACGTGCCGTGGCCATCACCGCCGCGCGCGCGCGCTCCACCTGCGCCGCCTCCGCCCCCTTCCGCTGCAGGGTGTCCAACTTCTGGATCTCTCGTTCCATCCATGCGACGGCCTTCTCGCTGGCCGTCTGGCGCTCCCCCTCGGCATCTCGCAAGATCGCCGCTACCCGGATCTCCGCGCGACTACGCTCCCTGGCGGCGCGGGCCTGCTGCTTTGCGACCTTGGTGATCGCGGCGCTGGTCTTCCGTGCGATCTGGTCGAGTTCCTTGGCCGCGCGTCCGGCCTCCTTGCTCGCCACCTTCGGCAGGGATGCAAGTTGCACCTGGATCTGGTCGAGGTCCAGACCGATCCCAATGATCGCGCGCTCAGTCGCCATTCTCGATCTCCTCTGCGGCTATCGCCGCGACCTCTGCCACGAGCTCACGTTGTGCCGCCAGGACAGGGAGCCGCACATACGCGGTGAAAGCGTGCACCTTCTTACCCATGGCGCGGCCCTTACCCTTTCTCGCCGACCGGATGTAGTAGCCGTAATCCACATCGGTCCCGTAACTGTACTCGCTCGCAGTCTCAGTGCTCCGGACCTCGCGCACCCGGAGACCGGCCATACTGGTCCCCTCGTCTATCGGCCACTGCGCGCGAGCGTTGTGGTCGATGACCCGTAGCTTCTCGGCCAGCGCTTGCTGTGCCGCGTCGAAGATGTCCGCAAACGTCGGCGCAGTGTCGGCCAGGAATCCGGCCACCGTCACGTCGGCCTGGCCTGCCACCTGGCGACGGCGGGCCATCAGGGGGCCAGCGGTGCGAGGGCGCCACGGGTCAGCACGGTGCACCGCAGGTCCGCCCAAAGCCATTGGCCGACACGCTGGTGGCTTGTCGCGACCTGCTGGGTCTGCACTCCTGGGTCAACACCTGCGAGGACGCCGATCACGGCACGCACCCGATCCAGGTGCTCATCGTAGGACGTGTGCATCTGCTGGGAGCGCATCCTGGACACCACCTGGACATGCACCACCAGGGTCAGTGTCGTGTGGTCGATCCCGTCGAGGCCATCCCGAAACGCATCCATGAACGCATCAGCGGAGCGCGAGATCCCCACCGAAAACTGTCGCCCCCTGCGAGTGTCGGGGAGCTCCTGGGCCGCATCCGGCGGGAGAAGCGAAACCGTCTCGTCAGACGACGCGGCGGCCTGGAGCGCCGCGATCACGAGAGCCCGCACCGCCCGCTCTGTAGTGGCTGCGCGGACCGCCATTAGTAGCCCCCGCCCTGTGGCAGGTCTCGCTGGTAGCCGTACCGGACGCCACCGGCCGCGCCGCCTGCGAAGAGGGGAGCATGCGCCGACCGTCGCGCCGCGGTCTTTCCGTCCGCCGGTGCGTAGTCGATCGAGAGGGCCGCCAGGGCCGCCCCGTAGGCCTCCCGGTGCCTCTCCACGAAAGTCTCATAGTCCCCGGCAGGGTAGGCCGTCGACACGGCGCCGAACACGTATTGTAGCGCCCGCTCCGTCAACATGGCCCGGACATCCCAGGGAGAGACGATGCGGTGGGATCGGTTGCCCTGCTGGCGAATCGCGTCCAGGCAGTCCCTCCAGGAGAGGGCCAGCGAGTCGAGGAGGATCGTCGCCACCTCGTCGGCATCGTCGGAAAGGAGCGGATCTGCCGCGGTCGACGCGAGGCGGGGGTAGCGGGAGACCAGATCGGCAGGCCGCACAGTCGGGTACAGGTGAGAGAGACACACGGAGGCGGCCTGCCGATAGGCCAGGGTGGAGCCACCTGGGACGGTGATCTCCCACACGAGAAGATAGTCGTCTGCGAGGACCAGAGACGCAGCGGCGGTGTAGGACCAGGAGACCGCGCCGGTACCGGTGTCCGTGTCAACCGTCGCGCCATTCCGCTGCAGCGCAACGGTCCATGATGTCGGCGTGATCGCGTCGTCGTCAGCGTCGACCAGGACCAGAGACACAGAGACCGGGTGCGACCTCACAAGCTCCGCGGGTCCCGTTGCGACGATGGTAGCGACGGACATTGATCACCCCAGCTTGGTTGTCGGCCCGAGACCGGCCGGGGCAGAGTCTACCGCATCCCCACCGCCATCGGCCACCACCGGCGCCGTCTTACGCGACCGTCGGCGCCGCTTCGGCGGTTCTGCCGCGGGCTCAGTGGTGCGGGCCTCGAGGAGCGCGCGGAGTTGCGCGTCAGACAGGCCCGCCAAGTAGGCTTCTGCGACCGGCGGCGCCTGCGAGGGGAGCACCGGCGCGGTCTCGATGTCGCCGCGATTCGCTGGGACGCCATCGACCCACCCCATCGCGCGCAGTTTCGCCGTGCCGCGGGCGTGGATGCTGCGGTGCGACGGGCTGCGGTCCATCCGGGTGCGAGCTCGCATCACCTCGCGCTCGAGGTCCGCGCGGAGGACGCCCAGGACATGATCTCCCGGCGTGCCCAGGAAGGACCGCCCCACCGCCGCCAGGAAACGGATCTTGGCGTCCTCGTCGCGGTCCACGCGGGTCCCGGCCGCCGATGCGATCGGCTTTTCCCAGGCCCAGCAGTGGTGCACACCAGAGGGCACCCGGTAGGCCGAGAGCCAGGACGGGTGTTCCTCGCCGTGAGCAGTCACCGGGTAGTCGCGGGGGACCTCGATGGCGCCATGGTGGTCCCGCCAGACGGCCAGGACCGTCGACGGATCGCCGACCTTGACGACCCCGTGCTCTGTCCGCACCCGGGACTCTGTGACGCCGTTCACACCCGGTGTGTGGGGGATGATCAGCGGATCGGGAACCACCCACGCCTGCCCCGCGCTGTCCTGCAGCACCTGGTAGCGGTCCGGCAGGAGCAGAAGGGAGAATGCGTCGGTGCGGCGGAGGCGCAGGCGCGACGCGCGCGGTGTGGTCGACGTGGCAACAAGCGGGGAGACTCGCATGGTGTGTCCTCCTCGGACGGGTAGCGGTAGAGGTAGGGCGGCGCCGGCCGTCGAGACCGGCGCCGTCAGAGCATCAGGAGCGGCCGGTGCTCAGGATCTTGCAGCACAGCTCCTGCCGGACGATGCTGGCGCCGATGCTGGCCTGCCCTGCCCAGTTGGTGGTCTTGCCGGTGCGGATCTCCTCCACAAAGAAGATCCCCGCGTCGAGCACGCGCACCTGCGAGGGGGTAGCCGGCGCCTGGTCGAGGACCAGGTATCCGACGCCACCCGCAGCGAACATGGAGCCAGAGTAGTCCCCGGAGGCCTCGGCGGTCTGGTCGCTGGTGTAGTAGTCGACGCCATCGTAGCGGCCCTTGTAGGACCCCAGGCCCGCCATCTGCATCGCGTCGAACTCCGCGCGACGCTCCACGGCACCCCCGCGGTCCTGGATGTCCCGGCGCAGCATGTTCCACTGCTGGGGAGCCAGGATGCAGACGAAACCGCCGACGGCCAGGCTCTTACCGTTGACCTCGATCTTGTCCCGGGCGTCCTGGATCAGGTCGAGGGTGATCGGGTTGCCGGTGGTGCCGACACTGTTGGTCATGCTGGACGCGAGAGCGACCACGAGACCGGTGAAGGTGACATCCCAACCGGTAACGATCCGCTGGGCGATCCGGGGCCAGTTGTACAGGCCGGTAGCGTCGCGGCGGCGCAGGTCGTCAGAGACGCCGTAGGCCACGTCGTAGTTGCCGGTGGAGAAACTAGCGTAGGTCGGATCGATGTCCTTGTTCGTGCCGTAGGCCGTCTCAGACGCGGCGACATCCCAAGCGCTGGCCGCTTCGTTGATCTGCACCGTGATCGTGCCTGCGGTCGTCATGCCCCGCGGCGCGTCGAGAAGGCCCGCCATGGGGCGTGCGTCGACGAGAGCGGGGTGCCCGTAGAGGGACATGGTGTCCTGCACAGCGGCAAGGATCATGTCGACAACGAGACGGGTCGAGTAGGGGAGCGTTCCAGCGGGGACGGTGCTGGTGGTTTCGGTGGCCATGGTGGGGCCTCACAGTCGTAGGGACAGAGAAGGTATCTGTCCCCCTACGACTAACGGGCGCGACCGGATGGGGGGCCACTGCGCTACACAGTGGACCCAGACCGTACCACAGGACGCACTACGGCGCCACTCAGGTAAGGCGCCGCCCCCCGAAGAAGGCGCGCATAGCGTCCACCTGGCCCTTCCCGTCGAGGCGCCCAAAGTCGTCAGCGGTCATCTGGGCCCGCCCTGGGCGCGGCGGAGTCGTCCCAGGGAGGCGCGTCCCAGGCCGCCGGGGAGGCGCGGGGGCCTGAGTCTGGGCCGGTTGCGCGTAGGCCCGCAGGCCCAGGGGGAGAGCGGCCCGCTTCGCCTCGTCGCCCTTAATCTGCCCCCACCACTGATCCAGGGGCGGCGGTGCGTCCTGGCCCTCGATCTCCCGACGGTAGCGGCGGTGCAGAAGGTCCGCCACATCGTCGTCGTCGACACCGGTTGCCACACGCACATCGGCGCGCACCACCTGGGTCTCGAGGGTGCCGATCTGCGTCTGCGCGGCCGCAAGTTGGGCCCGCAGGGCGTCCAGTTCCGCGGCGGCCTCCCGGTACTGCTCCACCTTGGAAGCGAAGCGCTCATAGGGGACCGTCTTGGCCTCCGGAGCGGCCGCGGGGGCCGGCGCAGGGGTTGGAGTGGGCGCAGGAGCGGGGGCCGGCGCAGGGGCCGGTGCAGGTGCTGGAGCGGTCATGGTGTGCCCTCCTCGGGCGTCTGGGGTGGGGTCTGCACAGATGCGAGGGCGGCGCGTGCCGTCTCGAGGTCCTCGCCAGTGATCCGGGCGCGCGCCTCCGCAGGGGTCAGCAGGGGACCGCCTGGAGCTCGCAGCATCTCCATAGTCTCACGGACCAGTTGGTCCTGCTCACCCTGCGACAGGGGGAGCAACTGGTAGCGGATGCGGTAGCCGCTCTCCGGGCGAGCACCACCGTCCAGACGATTCATCACGATGGCCGTCAGGGCCGCCAGCTGTTCGTCTCTGTCGCGGTAGAGTGGGGCTCGTTGCCGCTGGACCTCGCGAATGCCCGCACGGGACAGAGACAGGGCCACGCCACTCGACGGGTTGGGGCTCGCTCGGACCAGGTTTGCCGGGTTGATCCCCCAGCTCTGGGCCAGCATTCCAAGGCGCCGCTCGTAGACGTCCTGCATGTCAGCGATCGGCGCTGACTCGTCGAATTGGTCCAGGCTGGCCTGTGCTCCAGGAGGGGCGTCGGGATCCAGCTGGAACAGGAGGATCGAGGCCGGATCGGCGGCGACCTGCTGGATCGGCGCTCCCCCGTCGTCCTCCCGCGTCGTCGCACCCAGCGGGACCGTGTTGATCCCGTACTTCTGCCGGAATGCGGCATTAACGAAGCTGTGATCGATCATGTCGGAGAGGACGCCCAGACGGAGCGTCCCCCCTACCGTCTCTCGTCGGTAGTAGGGGTTCCAGAGGCTCAGCGGGGCCGGCATGCTGTGGCGCAGCGAGTAGGGCAGGACCGCCGACCCGTCGGCGCGGCGGAACTCCGCGGGCCACTCGAGGGTCTCGACTACCGCCCCCTCTGCGTCGCGGGTGGTGTGTCTGGGGTTGCCTGGGTCTCGCAGGTCCCAGTGGTCTTGCACCCACACGGGGCCCTGGGCGGTCTCACGGATCAACCATTCACCGATCCACCCTGGAGATCCAGGACGACCGTGGAGCGCATCGCCGTCCAGATAGTCGGGCGTCACCGGGCGCAGCGACATCCGGCCATCTGCCAGCACGTCGACCCGAACGGCGCATTCGTTTAGCGCCTCCGTCAGAAACTGCGCACGGGACAGGACCTGCTGGGCATTCATCAACCGCCACCGCTCGAGCACATCAGCGGCCGCGTCTGGGTCCGCCGTGCTGCCGACCGCGGGTTCCTCGACATACAGGACGGATACTTGGTCTGCGAGGTCCCGCAGGGGACACGCCATCACCTCAGCAGCACCCCAAGCGGCAGACCGCGCGGTGCCGATCCGCTGCGCCCGATAGGCCCCGTAATCGTCCGCCCATGCGCCATCAAGCATCCGGATCCGGAGCTGAGTGTGCCGCACCCTTGGAGAGTGTATCAGCGCTGGCGGCGGTTGGGCATAGAGTGGCACGGGTGGGGCCTCCTGCGGTGGCCTATCGGATCTGGAGACGGCTGGCCGTCCCTGGCGAGGCAGAACCGCCGGACCGGCGCGATCCAGCCCAGTACGGGACTAGAGCATAGCGCACCGCGTCCAGGATGTCCTTGCTGGGGTGACGCTCCGTCCCGTCCCAGGTCTCGAAAGCCCTGCGGACATTGCTGCAGGATGCGTCGACGTGGAAGGCACCGGGCGTCAGCATGAGCTCATGCAGCCACCTCACGGAATGAAAGACCGCCCCGGCGCCGCGCCCCTGGCCCCGCTTTGCAGACCGGACCGGCGGCACCGTGTGGCGGCCACGGAGGCCCAGGCGGCGGCTAAGAGACTTCTCGAGCATGGCATTGCTCTTTTTTGTCAAACGCCCACCCGCGTCGGTGTACCGCTTGTCGCCATGCGCCGCGGCCAACTGGCGCCATTTCAGGCCCGCCGCGGAGAGCATGGTCAGGATCCCGGCCGCGTCCATGTCCGTTGTCGTCCCCCGGTCTGGCACGTACTCCCCAAGGATCCAGATCCGGTCATGCCCATCTCTGCCGCGCCTGGGCTCAATCGCCACCAGGGCCGCCGCGGTCCTCAATCTGTCGTCTCCGTAGTCGATCCCGAAAAGGAGGTGAACATCCCGACCGCGCGGCC